CTAAGCAGCTTTACGTTGCCAGCCAAAGAGTTCTTTGATAGTATGACTAATTAACTTTCGGTTCGGTATTCTCCGACACTTGTTGAAAATTAATTTAGCGATGTATGTGCTTGCCATAATCTCCTTGAAAGAAGCCATGGAATACGGCAATTCATTTTCCTTCATCATCACTTTCGCAACATTCTGTGATGCGAATGATGCATTATAGGAAAAGTCCAACTGGTTCTTGTGTCTTGCTTGGCAATGCGTAAGACCAGTATATTGCTTTGCATCGCGAAAACAAAACTCTATTTGGAATCTTGAGCGGTATGTGCGCAACACTTCCTCACCCGACATGGATGTCTTTGTTGAGAAGAAAAGCTTGTGTTTTCCGTTCGGCATAACCCAAATGACAAGGCGCACTTTCTGCTTCAATGCCTTTGAATAGGCTATGAGTGTGTAGGCTGTGCCTTCAAGTCCTTCAATATGCAACTCTGCCATACGTGTGAGGTCAAGTTTCTTGTAGTTGATTTTTCCGTCAAGTGTCTTGGGACGTCCAGGCTTATTGGAACGAGGTCCCGTATACACATAATATAGGCTCGCAGTATCCCTGAAGCGGCTGACAAGATGGAAACCGCACTCTTTGATTCCGTCCACAAACGGACGGATAGAGAAGAAAGCGTCAGCGACAACAATATCGGTGACCTTCAACAAATCCTTCTTATAACGCTTGATGACCGCTATGTAATGTTGCACGAGAGTCATGTTACGCATTTTCAATTCTCCAGTAGATGGAGTCTGATGGGCGCGCAGCATCATGCAACTGTTGGCATGGACATCGACAAGTGCAAGCCCCATGATTTCAAGCCCATGCTTCATGGAACTTGCACAACCGGACCAGAAAGTACCGATATGCGGAGTCTTCTTACCCGACTTGCTGATGTAGCTCGGATCGATGGCTATAGCCAATAGACCATCCATATTCAAGTAACGTCGGCATAGGGCAAGGTTGAACTTCACCCAGTCTATGCATTTAGCACGACCACGGTTGAAGTTCGTTCTGTAGGTCTGCTCACAATGGGTGCCGTAACGCTCCATTTGAGTGAAATTTATCTTTCTTTGTATCGTCATGTACAATAAAAGTATTTCCAAGAGTAGACTCTCGAAAGTTTTGCTTAACTTTGCAGATGAACTTTTGATAGCATCTCTGCATATTTCCGTATATTGGTTGAGTGGTTCTGATGTCATATAACTTTGAGCTTAGAGAACTATAAAGTTACTGATAATCAGCCACTTAACCAAATTTTATTAGTTATATTACGTTAATTAACTCTCTCATTTTCAATCGATTACATAAGAATTAACAGAGTATTGATAGTATATATATATATATAATAAGGTGAGATACGGAAACATACCTCACCTTATTATATATTATGATAGCATATAGAAGTAGCCTGTATAGATAGGATTGATTGTTTCATCCTTGACTTCCATCTCAATTTTCTCGCACACAAATCGCTTATTCCTGATGATGTATATCTTCGATGGATCCGGAATATCAGCAGACTTGAATTTCACTTCCATGCAGTTTCGGTTATCAATTTTGATAACTTCACCTTGAAACTGACTCAATGATGTGGTACCGGCTGTGTCAGAATTGAACGATAGAGTATAGAGATCTCTATCAATGAAGGCTATGCCATTGTACCTATAGTCAGCATTGACTCGGTAATCTGTCAGGAATTGAGGCCATCTGGATTTCTCACCTACCCACGATATCTTGCCGTATGGCTTGTCATGTTGCTGCACTCTACCTGGTAAGATGAAGAAGATGCTCATCACTTTCTCCTCGTCCTCGCTCTCGTCCATTGCCGACTCATCATCGATGGCATCCTGTACGGAAACGTAGCTCAGACCATCCTCGTCAGAATCGCACTCCTTGGCATCAGATTCCCTGGTATTAGTGATTGACAGCAGGCAGCGCTTTTCTATCCAATTGTCTTCGAAGACTGCGCAGCTCTTGAAATTGATATCTTCTACAACCTGTGCAGCAGGAGAAATCTTCAAGTCAACATAATCATCAGAATCTACGTCTCTGATCAGTGGAGACCAGATTCCTGCAAGTTCCCACTTTCGGTTACCCTCTTCACCTATATATATATAGTAATCTCCGAAATTATGGATGATAGTCTGCCTTTTCTTCTTCTCAGGCCAGCCCATGGTTGTAATTTCGAATTGAGTGTAATAGCCTAGGCCTTCCCGAGATTCTACCTGCTCGAAGTTTTCTAAAACTCTCTTAGGTATGACTTCATAGTCTCCTCTGTTGGCTGAATCATCGAATTTATATTCGAGATTCGCAGTCGATGATGTACTGAAGGAACCATCCTCGTCATAGTCAGTCGCATACTCTTCTAGCGGTTCTATCACTACAGATTCGGCAGTACTCAGCTCTGAGGAACTGACAACGGAACAGGTCTTGCTCACCTCATCGAAGTAGATGGATGCGTTGAACAGCTTCCGAAACTCCTCGATGTATGTGTAGGATGACCAGTGCGGAAGCGCTCTGCGAAGCTCTCGAGACTTGAACGCTGACGCTATATACAGCTGGTTCCACGGCTTGACATCTATGTCATTCCTGATAAGCCGATACCCCTCATGCTCGACAACCTTCTTGAAGATGTACATCAGATTTGGCTGTACAGCGGTATTCTGGATGAATGCCGTCTTTTGACCACAATGTCTTCCTGTTCGGTCAACTCCTACGTAGTTGGCAATCATCTCATAGGTCTCATCGTGTACCGGCATATAGCACCATTTGCCTTCTACACCGAGGAATTTGGTCTTGTCGGTGCTCAGGATGAAGATGTCAGTGACCTTTGATAAGTCGTTGAATTTGTTTTCAACAGACTTATCCACATTCGAACCAGGGGCATCAGCGATGCCCAGGTCAATCTCATCGATGTAGTGCTTGGTCATCTTGTCATTGAACTTGATGCGTGACTTGCCTCCGACAATCTGCAACTTGACTTCCTGCTGATTCACAGAGAGGATGGTACCAACACCGCTCATGATAATCTTGCTATTCACATAGAGCTTGCAATCATCGAACTTGGCGATGTTTTTCTTGACTTCCAAGCGGGAAACGTTGGAAAAGATTTCCCGGTTGGCCAGAATATTCATCGGGAAGGTGATATCGTAGGTGTACTCACCATCATCGGTGACATACTGATTGGCGTATGTCACCTTGATGGATGATGTAGATATGGGATAGGCCTTATGGCCATTGATGATGCATGTTATCATATTTACTTGTTGTTTAGCATTCTGTGATATTCATTGAGTCTATGGTCAATGCCGTTTCTCCCTGCAATAGAGACATCAGCCTTGATACCTCTCTCTATATTCTCATTGAGTCTGCTGACTGCAGAATTGACTCCATCGAGAGACTGACGTACCTCGGCATTGTCATTGCTGACGTTGACGATAGGAGCAACGACAGCAGCGCTGGCTCCTGCTCCGAGTGCTCTGCTGATGTCATCAGCGGTCAGAGAACCTACTGTGTTGGCGCGCTGCGCTCTATCGATGAGATCGAATGCAGGTCTGATAGAAGAGTTGTTGACTGCTCTGTGATTGGCAACGAACTCACCTTCGTGAACCACTCCTGCCTCCTTGCGATAGCGGTTGCCTCCTGTGTAACCACCCTCGTAGTACCCTGCTGCCTCTGCCTGATGCTGCTTCTTAATTGTTGCAATCTGCATCATACCTGCAGCTGTTGCTAGCCCTGCTGCAATTGGCGCCATTATCCAGCCGGTGCCAGGTATGGCTGCAGCAGAAGAGTATGCGTTGATGGCAGCCATGGCAGTTGATGCGATTGCCTGGGCAATCTCAATCTTCATCGCTTTCTTGTTAGCCTTCGACTTAGCAGCAGCCAGTTCCTTGTCACGCTTCTCTTCGAGCTTTTTCTTCTTCTTCGAGTTTTTGCCAGCTGCAGCAATCTGCTTCTCGTAGTTCTTTGAGATTTTCGCCTGCTCTAGGTCTGAGCAAGCCTGTGCATAGGCTGATGCTGCAGAGAGAATGTTGTTGATGCCGTTGTAGGCAGCAGATGTCTGCTCAACCATATCATTGAGGAAGTCAGCAGTCACCATTGCCTTCGCTTGCATATAGGCTGCGTGATTCTGCTCATCGTCACCATACAGCTCCTTCAGCTTCTCCATGGTGTTCTGGTAGTTGGCAATCTGAGATGAGAAGTAGCCTCCGAAGCTGGAATTTGCAGGGTTCTGCGCATCTCCTGCTTCAGCTTTAGCCTGGTTAACCATACGGTTAGAGACTCTATCCACCTTCAGCTGGGTAGAGCCTGCTCCATGGTCTTCAGCTTCGAGCTGCGCCTTGCGGTCTGCATACTGCTCGATGAGGTCAAGCTTCATCTGCAGATATTCCTCCTCCTTGATGAGACCCTGCTTGTAGATGTTCTCGAGACCATTGAGATACATCTGCTTCTCAGCTTCGATGTCCTGCTTGCCGAACTGCTGGCGAAGTTCTCGCAGCTGGTTCTGGTATGCCTCCTGCATCTGCAGCTGATGATCGAGCGCAGCCTGCTCCATCTCAGCCTTCAGATCTAGCCACTCCTCACTGCCCTCTCTGTCTTTGTAGAGTGCAAGACGTTTTTTCATGGCTTCGACATCATTCTTATATAGGGCTTCATTGAGAGCGGTATCATTCTGATAGATAGCTGAACTGGCATCATTATACTGAGCTTTGATGCTAGCCTCCTTCTGGAGGCGTTCACGCTCAATGGTCTGCTCATTCATCTTCTGAATGGCAGCATCATGCTGCTTGACAACATTGACCTGGTTGTCAAGCAACTGCTTGTACTCGTTGCTCTTCTCACCATATAGCTGCTTCAGCTTGGCAAAACCCTTAATTTGGATGCTCTGTCGGTCGTCGATGAACTGCTGATAGGTTTTCTTGCCTTCTGCATAGGCTTTGGCGTTGTCAGCCATCAACTCGTTGGTCTCAGCCTTGATGCTATCTGCTGCCTGCTTCTGCTTGCGCTTGGCTTCTGCCTCACGCTTGCGTGCTTCTGCTGCAGCTGCCTTCTCTGCCTTGACACGAGCCTTGCGCTCTTTTTCTGAAACCTGATGAGTGCCGGCTGTACTCTGCTTCTTAATGATGGTACCATCATTGCCCTTGCCATTGTAGCCATTGTTTCGCCATGGTTCCGGATCGCTCACTTCGAAATGCTGTGACTCTAACTCGTTGATTTTTTCTAGGAGACGCTTCTGATACTGTTTTTCCTTGTCAATCTCTCTCTCCAAATCCTTTTGAAAATGTGGATTGCTTGCCGCAACCTTTTTCGAAGGGAAAGGATTGAAGGAATCTAATACTCCCTGTAAAAATCCAGGTTTATAATTTCTACCCTCTTCTAGCCAATCCTCTAGATCAGCACTCTTTGCTATAGACTCAGCTAACTTTTTCTGAAGGCCATCGATGATAATCTTCTTTTTCATTACATCAATGTAAGCCTCAATCTGCCTTGTAGCGTTGCCTGTGCGCACTGCTTCCTCGGTGATGTTACCGAGGTGCTCACGCATCAGCTTGCCGTTGAGTTCCTCAAGGGCTGCCTTGCGGTCAGACTCTGCACTGGTGTTTGACTGGATGGCAGAAATGAGGCGCATGATGGATGCCTCCTCTTCTGCTGCCTGCTTGTTGGCATCTGTCACGGCATCATTGTAGTCACGCTGAGCCTGCTCAGCTGTGCTCGTCTCTTCAGAGAGTGTGACGATTGCGGCTGTCAGACCGGCAACAACAGCAATCACGGCAGTGATCGGGTTGGCCAACAACACTTTGTTCCACAACATCTGCGCAGCAGTGGTCAGTTTTATTTCACGTGTCAACGCCATCTGAACGATTGCCATGGTCTTGAGAGCAGATGTCTTAAGACCCACAAGGATGAGATGCGCCTTTTCGCGCAGAATCATGATGTTGAGCCATGCCATTTGCGCCTTCTCTGCTATCAACTTTGCCTTAGATACTGCAGTATAGGTGACGATGGCGGTTGTCAGCACTATTATTATGCGCCAATAATCCTTGACGAAATCAACGAGTGTGGAGAGTGCCCGAACTCCGAGACTGGCTGCAGATATGCAATATCGTGCTGCAGGATAGAGTTTCTGGCCCAATTCGATGGAGAGATCCAAGAACTTCTTGCTCGCCTTGTCAAGTTGCGCCTGTACACTCTCGTTCTGTGTCTCGAACTCATTGAGGACGGATGTGCCTTCTGAATAGGCTTCGTTTGCCAGGTTCTGGGCAGTCTTGATGTCATCGAGCTTGTCTGCGAGGACGGTGAGGACACCTGTCGCTCTGGAACCATCCATCTTCATCTCCTCGAACATAGGTGCGAGGTCTGCGAATCCACCCTTGGCTCGCATGGCTGCCAGGAATTGGAGGAGTGCGCCATTGGCGTCCTCCTTTAACGTCTTTGCGAATTCCTTGACATTGAGACCTGCAATCTGAGCAAACTTTGCGGAGTCCTGGAACATCTTGGCCAGGAGGTTCTGCACAGCTGTTGCTGCCGTTTCATCCTGCTGCATGTTCTGGTCAAGGACAGAAGCGAGACCCATGATCTGAGCTTGTGTAAAGCCTGCCTGCTTGCCGACACCTGCCACACGTGCGGTGAAGTCAACGAGATAGCCGGCAGAGGCAGAGGAATTCTGAGCCAGTTCATTGACTGCAGAACCTGTCGCCAACATGGCACCTCGCAGACCTTTGGTCTTGTCTTCGCCGAACATCTGGGCGAGTTTGCCGATTTGTGAGACAGCTTTGTCTCCGAGGTCATCACCGAGGGCAACATTGATTTTATCGGCTCCATCAACAAAATCTTCAACTGCAGCAGTCGATGTGATGCCTAGTCTGCCGGCATCCTCTGCCAGTTGGTTGAGTTTCTGGCGAGGTGTGCGGGTATCCATCTTCTTGAAGTCTTCGTTCATGCGCTCTACTTCCTCGGCTGCCTGCCCAGTGTACTTGCGGACGTTGGTCATCTCGTCGTCCATCTTTGCATACTCCTCCACACACTTCTTGACTGTGAAGGTGATGCCGGAGATGGCTGCGACTGCACCGAGAGCAAGGCCCTGCATGCGGTTGAACCAGTCAGCAGAGCGCTTGATCCAGGACTCTTGAGCTACGCCCTCGGCTCTGACAGCCTGCAGCTCAGCCTTCAGCTGCTTTGCCTGCAGCTGCATCTGCTTGAACTTCTCGGTACCGCGGTCCATACCAGCCATCTGCTGATTGATTGCCTTGATTGAGAATTCGAGGTCACGGATGGATGATGTCTTCAGGTTCGACATGGTGCGGTTGACAAGCTGCATCTGCCGCTTTGTCTCCTTGATATCGATATTGGTCTCCTCTATCTCCTTGTCATACTGCTGCATCAGAGTAACGACTCTACGCTCACTCTGATGTATGCGCTCCAGTTCTGCCTCCACCAGCTTCAGCTGGGCTGCTCTAGAGGCGTACATACTTGACTGAGGGTCGAAATCAGCCATCTGCGACTTCAGCTTGCTTGATGTGAAGTTGAGGTCGTTGAGAGAAGCATGCTTCAGATCAGACAAGGTCGCAGTCATTCGATGCGCTTCTTCATCAGCCTTGCGGGTCGCCCCCTTCAGCTGCAACATCTGCTCCTTGACTTTGCTCAGCTGGTTCTCCAGCTTGGCATAGTCTGACGGATCAGATGCCGCCTTCATCTGACCCTTCAGATGTCGGGCAGCTTTCTCAAGCTGCCCGAGGCTTGCAGAGGACAGGTTATCGAGCGTCTCCTTGACGCTCATGGTCGAGTTCTTGAATTGCTTCATCTCTCGCTCGGCAGCCTTCAGGTCCTTGGCGAGGGATGCGCCTAAACGGGAATCGCCCGTCGAGAAGGCATCCTGTTTTGCCTTCTTCAGACGAGCGACTTTATCTTCGAGCTCCTTCAGTCGGTTCTTCGCCTCTTCTGAATTGAGCTTCACTACGGTTGTATATACCTCTTGTCTTGCCATTATTCGGTGACTTGGATATAGTTATTATAAGATATGGTGGAATGAGGGTTGAAGTTGATGACCTTGACTTGGTATCCCTTTGTACCCCACTTCCAAAACAAGAATTTATGCTTGAATTGCCTTGCGATGATGGTCTGCAAGCTGTCTCTTGCCTTATAGGTAAAAATAGAGTCTGCGGTGTTGAGCCGGAAGTTCAACCAAGCGTCGCTATAGCTATAGATATGGTCTCTGCGCTTCGCCTTGACGGAATCGGCAGTGACAACAACCGTTCGCTGGTCAGCAACAATCTGCTTCACCTGCAGATTGATATCCTGGAGCAATTGCCGGTCGATGGCATATGCCCTATACTCATCAGGAGGCATCATCAGCACTTGCTGAGTGATGAGCTTGACGGAATCTCTGATGGTATCACGCTTAGCTGGCGCATAGTTCAGCGCCAGTTTGTTGAACTGCTCCCTCAACTCCTTTTCCGCTCGCTTCTGTCTCGACTCGAATAACCAGACGAATGCAGCGATAGCCAATATCACTGCGATGACTATGCCTATGTATCTCAGAATTTTCTTCATACCCCATGAATTAGATGTCAGCGTATTCCGGAATCGCATCGAAGCAAGGACACTCCTTGATTCGCTCCCAAGGGTCAACCACGCCATTGTGATTCTTGTCAGGCGAGATATCACGATGACCGAGAATTTTTGCATCAGGGTATCTCTGTCTGAGTTCCTTCAGCAGTTCGCGAAGGCTCTCCTTCTGCGCATCTGTGCGGTTGTCTATAGGCTTGCCAGTGCGCGAGATACCACCCATATATGCGACATTGATAGCCTCGTGATTGTGACCCTTGACTCCGTTAGATGGCAGGTCTTCTGTCATCAGCTGGGTGCGCTTGCCATCTGCTGTAACTACCCAGTGATAACCAGGATAATGCCAACCTTTTGCGGTAAATTCCTTCAGCAAGGCCTGGACAGTCCACGTCTGTCGGCTTGCTGTGCAATGTACGAAAATGAATTTAATCTTTCTCCCCATGATTTATGTATTTATTAATAATGTCCTTGACTCGAGTATCGAATGTAAGAGCGAAACCAAAAACGGTACCTACATACATGAGACTCTGACCGAAGTACCACAGGACGTTTGATGTCACGTCGTGTGATAGAAAGTAGCTGATGTACACTAGAGCGATAGCTGCAATCAAGACTAGACTAGCGCTGAGATAGTGTATCCAATCCTTGGTATTTCTCTGCATCTTTTTCTCTTTTTTATGCAAAAATACAATTATGTGGGGAAAAATAAAAATACGGCAGGTAATGCTATGACTACCTGCCGTATTGATTATGCAATATCTCGCTCGAGAATCTCCTTGGCGATTACCTTCGCCTGCTCTCTCCACTCCTGGAATGCCTGGTATTCTGCTTCGTGAGCAGAATCACCATCACCATGGTTGCAGAGGATTGCTTCTACATCATTCTGGCTGTACTTGGTTCTCACAAGTCCTGCCACAAAATCGTTATACCCTGCTGAAGTAGCCTCAATTTTGACTGAGCCATCCGGCTCGCTACCCTCATAACTATATGCTGTGACCGTCTCACCATCACTCTCAGACTCTATCATATTAGAGTCTGGCTGATAGTTTTCAATTTTCTTCTCATTTAGATATAACAGATAGTGATTTCCGTCGTATCTAACGTAGTTCATTCGAACGAGATAAATTTTCTTATTCATCTACTATATAAACTTGTAAAACGTTTTGCCGAATTTGTTTTTCAGCTCTCCGACTACAACATAAAACGGCTTCTCCAGAAAGCACCATTCCTCACGTGCTTGTGTAATAAGTATCTCAGCACCGGAATACAACCACCAGGTTTCATCCTTCCAGTGCGGAACCTCGATAGGTTCCCCATTCTCATCCAGCTCCTCTTTCCTCTCCACATGATCGATATATCTGAACTTCAGTGCCAGTCTATCGTTCGGAACCTTCTCCTGAACGATGAATTTGTTGCCGTGCTCATCCACTTTTTCGACCTGCTGAGTTTTGAAACTAACTGTTGACTTGTCAATCTTGTAGTCCTCTATGAGGATAAGATGAGATTCATAGTCAATACCATCCTTGCACAATACATCTCCTATGTGCTTCTTCTGCCGCTTGGTCATGCTTGCGAAGGGAATTTCCCCTCTCTTGATGCCGAGGTTGTCTCTATAAGTTTTCATTCCGATTTTCTGTAATAAGTTTTTTGTGTCTGCGTGTTTCGCAATTCCTAGCCTCGATGCAGCTATGACTCTGATCTGCTCATTATTATAGCCTTTCTTGCGTAGTCTTGCGACCTGCCTGCACAAAGCCTGCTTGCTACGTTTCCGGATTTTAGCATGATCTGCATATATAACCTGCCCGCAGAAGTCAATACCATCGCAGGTGCGATGAATATTCCACGACCGGTTAATCTGCAGCTTCCAATCTCTGGCCAGATGCATAGCACTCAATTCGACCATCAGTCTCAGGAAGACCTTATCCTCATGCAGAATGAAGATATTGTCCATGAACCTATAATAATAGCTGAGTCCTTGCCGAACGAAGCGATCGAATCGCTCATTCAACGATTGTACGCTAGTTATCAATCTTGCTTGCTCCTCTGTCCTGCAAGTGACGAGCATATCACTGACGTAGCGAGCCTGCCAGTAGTGATATCGCTCAGTATCCTCCAGGATATCGAAGCACCGCATAGCGAGATAATCGAATCTAACAAGATATAGCTGACCTAAAAGCTGTGTAAGCTTAACACCGAGGACAACACCATTCGCATAGCTGTCAACGACTTCGTCGATGAAGTATAGCAGTTTGCGGTCCTTGATATACAGACGATACTCGCTCTTCAACCGATTATGCTCGATGGTCATGAAATAGTGACGTATGTCCATCGGTGCGCAATATGCAGTCTCCTGCTGTGGAGAATTGTATATGTCACGCTTGACAATGCGATAGAAGAAATGAGTACCACGCCCCTTGGTACCTGCCGGACAATTGAACGGAATCTTGCTACGCAGCAAGGGTTCCGAAGGATTGAGGGCAGCGTGCTGGATGACGTGATCAGGAACTGGTAGCTTGTTGACAGTACGAACCTTCGGCTCTGTCACAAGCTTGGCCTCATACTCCGAAGTATGCCATTCACCAGTCTCGTACGCACGAAGGAGCACCAGAAGCTTATGCTCCAGGTCCTCCTCGAAAGCTTGCACGCTTAATCTCGACCTCTTATGCTTCGAAAACTCATAAAAGGCTTCACGAAAATTCTGTAAAGTCTCGACAATAACGGATATATTACCTATTCTCTTCACTATGCATTAATTAATGAATGATAACTAATATGGTGTATATGTCGGTGTATGTGTCGGTGTATATGACGGTGCATGTCGGTGTATAATGCGGTGTACAAATCCGTTGTCTGCTTAATTAAGAGTCCTAACCTTCGACCGGATGACCCTATTGTCATCATCTACCAGCTAATCTAGATAAGTGAATTTTCTGCCTTGGGGCAAGGTCTGATTCCCGATTCTCCACATAAGCACACAAAAACTGTGGATTTCTATAAGTTGAGGGCCGCACCGTAGTTCGCATTGGCATCAGAGACAGCATTGTTAACGTTGAGCGTCGAGAGACCACATTGACCACCATTGTTGGCATTGGCACCACGGAGGCAAAGACGAAAACCGGCACAGGGAATCACAACCTGGATTATATCCGGGTGCAAAGGTACTAAAAAAAATCGGAATGAAAAAAGTCAAAGAGCGAAATTTCAAAAAAAAAATCGTCCGCCCAAAGGGCGGAAGGTGGGGCTCGCTGCGCGAGCCGTGTGCTCAGGAGCCCCAGGTTCTTCTGATTGTTCTGTCTTTTGAGCCTACGCAGCCAACCTAGGCTGCTGCGTAGTATGTTGGCTCCACAGACCACTCGGATGCTGCTTCGCAGAGGGCCGCACCGCAGCTCGCATTGGCAACAGAGACAGCATTGCTAACGTAGAGCGTCGAGAGACCACAGAGACCACCAGAGTTGGCACCGGCACCACGGAGGCAAAGACGAAAACCGGATGTCGCTCCACTATTGTTCCAGAAGTAGCTAGTCCAATAGGTCGTCTCTGTACCACCTTTTTTAGTCGGGAAGTTCTCGAGGTGCTCCATACACAGCTCCTTCACCCACCCTTCACCTTTTGTCTCCGACTTGCTGTAGGCAATCATGCCTTCAGCTTTGCCTATTGTCCAGGTACCATAGATGGATGGAGCAACGAGGTGTACAACCGATGTGTCCTCGTTGCACTGCACCTGCTCATCATCCATCATACGCCAGAGGTTGCCGAATCCATTCTTATATCCGAAGAAGCTAGGAATCTTGGCTGTATAGACTACGGTACCATCATCCTTTTTGACCTCATAGCTAGATTCACCGCAGGAGTCTCCGAGTTCGATGCCAGCAGACATCGGTACGACAGGGCGATAACCGTTGTAGCCATTCCAGTCAGGCATCTGCGTTACTCCAGCTCCTAGTCCACCCTGGAACAGGCCATTCTCATCTTTAGCAGAATTGACAGCAGCCTGGTCGTAATGAGTACCGAAGATGACACCGAACAGTACTGCGATGGCAGCTGTATGGCGCATCGTCGTACAGAGCCAGCCGGTACCATTTTTGCGCGCAGCAGCTCGGAAGTACTCTGTAGTCTGCTGAGTTGCTGGCTTGCCCAGCATGGTGCGGTTCGTATTGTCGAGAGTCGCATCATTATTGCCTCCTCGATAGTCAGCGCCATCGTTGATGTAGCTTACGAGCTTGCCAGTACTGCGCTCGATTGTCGCAAATCCTGCTGCAGAGATGCTGGCAATTGGAATCTTGTAGTTGAACTCTCCCTGAATAGGCCAAGGGCTAATCATCTCGTAATGTAGTCTGCCTACGGTCTTGATGACCATGTACCACTCTTTTCCCCAACCCCACTGATAGTGCCCCTCGGTACCATCGAGTTTGGCCGCTTCGCCAGTCGCATACTTGTAATGATCCTTGGAATCAAGCTTGCGACGAGTATGGTCATTCTTGACCAGATAGCCGCCAAGTCCGAGTTCCTGGTGTAAGTTCTGCAGGAGCTCGAGGGAGCCTACATAGGCAGCGGCCTTAGGGGTTGCGTTGTCGAGGTTCCACACTCGACCGCACCATGGATGCTGACCTAGCTGCACTGCATTCTTGATAGTCATCTGCTCAGACTTGCCCGACTTTTTGTCGAAGACCTCGATAATCTTGTCGGTTGCTGACATGTCTGACTGAGGCAGGTCATCGACCTGCTGAGCATTGTCGAAGGCTGCGATGATAGCCTTCAGCTTCGTCTCTTCATTCTCTGTAAATGCCATATTACATTATATTTAATCGATTAAACAATTCGGATTTTATTGCCGTTTTTGCGAATTTTTCCTGTTGCAGAGAGTCGCATATATGGTTGCCTGACGTTGATCGTCACTTTCTGCCATAGCGGTGTGTTGGCGGTAGGAATCACCCAGAACTTGGTTTTGCCTGTACCCTTGACGGTCAGATTGCCGGAAGGGTCAGACATAACGGAATCACCCTCTATTCGCTGATATAGGACGCTCTGCGGCAAGTATGCCGGCAGGATGCTCGCCTCAATCTTCTGCTTCTGCTTGTTGCGGATGCTGATCTCAGCCTGATATCTGAGATTCATGCGAGAAGGAGCGATGAAGCCAGTCGCAATCTGACCTGCGAGACTGTTCATCTCTGCGATTTTCTCGTCTGCTCTTGTCGCAGCCTCCGTTGCAAGCTGCGCCTTCTCCTCTGCAGCTGTAGCCTGCTGCTGTGCTTCTGCTGCCTGTGCGGTTGCAGAAGCAGCTGCAGTATTGGCAAGATTCGCAGCCTTATTGGCATCATCGGCTGCACTCTTGGCCTTAGTTGCCGCAGTCTTGTCTAGCCAGAGGCGCCAGGAGTCGCTGGTATCTGATGGCTCAGATGTATTGCCATCGATGAGGGATGCGTACACACCATTGGCTGTGTGGACGATGTCATTGGCATCGTAGCCCTGAATGGTCTCTCCCTCGAACTCGAAGGAATAGCCTTTGACCCACGCTCCCTTGTCGGTGAAGGCAACATTGCCCACCACAATGATATTCGTATTATCTGCCATTATACCTTGATAACTAATTTGTTTCTTCGTTTGACAACGTGCTCAGAAACGTTTGAGCCGTAGTCTATCATCAATAACTTGTTCCTGGACTGCCGGAAGGTTGGGTACATCGCACCACCTCTTGCGATGATACCGGTATCTTCGTAGGCGTGAGTCTGCAGGTTCCACCTCCACCAGTTGCCATTTTCTCCGGCAATAGTAGGATGCTCATTGAGCTCCTTGGCTAAATTTGTCTGTACTACTGAACTGGCAATAGCAGTAGATGTATTGGTCTCTCGTAGATGCTCAGCAGAGACTCTACCTGCCTCTGCATTGACTCTGCCTGCTTCTGCTAAGGTTCTATCTGCCTCTGCATTACTCCTGACCCTCTCTGCTGTCTGTCTTTCATTTTCTATACTGACTCTAGAGTTCTCGGCTGATGTTCGAGCTGTTTCTGCTGAAGCCCTCTTCTGCTCAGCAGAAGCTCGGGCAGACTCAGCAGAAACTCGCTTGATTTCTACTTCAACTCTCGCCTTCTCAGACTTGACTCTCGAGGCTTCGGAAGCTGCGCGAGTCTGCTCTGCAGTCTTGCGTGCTTCCTCATTCAGCTCGATAGCCTTCTTACTTGCAAGCGTGTCCGAAGTTGCCTTCTTAGCAGCTTCGGTCGCGGTCTTGCTCTCTGCAACGGCTTTATCTACCTCCTGCTTCTTGGTCTCCAACCCCTCCCTAGCCTTGTCTGCATTTGCTGCAGCCTTGGTGGCGGTTGTCGCTGCAGTATTGGCTGCTGTGGTTGCCTTCTTGGCTTCCTCGACAGCGGCCTTTGCATCCTTGGTGAAGAGGGTCATCGGTATGATGACCTGCTTGCGAGTTCCTTTCCTGTCATCGTAGAGGACAGGAACAGTGCTGATATGCGCAAGATCATAGACCATTTCACATTCGAAGATGTTCTTCGAATGAAGTTTCATCTGTTCTACGAGATGCGGCCACAAGGCTATGCTAACCGAAGACCAATCGGAGTTTTTGATTGCATCTTCGATGTTGGTACCCACCTTCGCATCGCTCATAAGCACCTCCTCTCTTATTCAGCATTCTTGATGCTCTCTAGCCACTCAGGTATTGATGCAAGAATCTGAGCAGTCACTTCTTTGCCGACATCATCCTTCTTGAGGGTAATGGTAAGATTACCGCCCTCTTCTGAGATATTGCCGAGATATTCGCCTGCATCGTTTCGAGAAACATATCCTCTCGTCACGATATGATCACCTGTAACATTCTGTTCGAAGTTAACATTCACGTTCTCACCGAGCGCAATAGGCTCGAATTCGGTTTTCACCGTCTGTTTTGCTGTTTTCATATAATAAAAAATTAATTACCTAATGTTTGGTAAACCCAAAAAGTCTTACCCATCTGCTTGCTTCCCATCAACTGCACCCAACCATATAATGTCAACTCTGACACCCCGGACAGGAAATTCGAACTGTTCTGCAAGAAGACTCCATTGTCTGCTTTCAGTTTTACAGGCATTGTACTTCTTGATATCATAGGTCGAAAAACCTCTACCCTCATGATTTCTCCAACAGCTAGGTCTGGAAGGACGAAACTACCAGCTGAAGTGATGCAGGAGCAAGCTACCTTACCATTAACAACGATATTTGTTGCATATCTCATATTAGTGACCTTCAGGTCACCGGAAACATCTGCATTGACGCATTTGATAGAGCCATCTGCAAGAACCTTGAAGTAATTGTTGACCGTAGTCAGACCTTCAAGTTTGATTCTATCTGCCTTGATGGACGCATTCGTGATATACCCGTTTCCGTCCTTCTGTACGCTTGTAGATATGCTCGCAGTATGCCCTGCTACCGTTGTCTGCAACGCTGCGAAATCTGCCGTTGTCACAAGACCGCTTCGAATCTCATTCTTGCGGTCATCGATGCGGGAATTACACAAAGAATTGACTGTTGGTGTGATGGTAGCGATACCCTTAGCTGTAAGAGTTTGACCGCTGAACATTCCTGCTGCGACGCTCCATCCATCTGAATTCTGCGTGACGGTTGTCGCTGTATCTATGCTATCATCGACGTCTTCCCATTTGCTTCCAGTTCCTCGCATAACTGTGAATCTATACAGATGACCAGCAGTATAGCCAGAGGGAGCAGGATATGTTGCATACCATAATGCTCCTGCATGTCGCTGACACTTCGGGTCTGTCCAACTAAGACTGGAAAAACTAGGAAGAGAAGACTGCTGGTAAAATTCTCCAACTCCACCATCTATGCGTGCATTGACAGTATCTATAGCTGACTGCTTTGCGCTCGATATTGAACTGTTCAGCGCTGACACCTTGCTGTTAAGAGTTGACGTATCAGCCTTGTTGGCTACTGTAGAGGATATGTTGTTTACTGTAACCTTCAGCTCTGCCACGCTGCTCTTAGCTGCGTCTGCAGAACTCTGTGCAGTACCAGCGGCAGTTTTAGCCTTATCAGCTGCGGATTGCGCTGCGCTAACCTTCAGTGATATCTTCTCTGCGCTCTGACTGATAGCCGACTGATATTCACTTGTGATTTCACCCTTGGCATTCGATATCTTCTTGTCAACTGTAGAGCTGATGCCATCAACGGTCACCTTCAGCTCAGCAACCTTGCTGACTGCAGTATCAGCAGTACCCTGCGCTGCATTTGCAGATGTCTGTGCCTTATCAGCTGCGGATTGCGCTGCGCTAACCTTCAGCGATATCTTCTCTGCGCTCTGACTGATAGCCGACTGATATTCACTTGTGATTTCACCCTTGGCATTCGAAATCTTCTTATCAACCGTAGAGCTAATGCCGTCAACGGTCACCTTCAGCTCAGCAACCTTGCTGACTGCAGTATCAGCAGTACCCTGCGCTGCATTTGCAGATGTCTGTGCCTTATCAGCTGCGGATTGCGCTGCGCTAACCTTCAGTGATATCTTCTCTGCGCTCTGATCGATAGCCGACTGATATTCACTTGTGATATTGCCGTACTGATCCTTCAGCTTCTTATCCACCGATGAAGTGATGCTGCTCGATGTCTGAACAATCAGAGAAGAAGTATCTTCGCGATTCTTCTTATCCGTCTGATCTACATACTGCCTGATTTCGCCCTTTTCTGCATCAAGCTCGATACCAACCTTGACTGCTTTTTTGTTGACGGTGTCGATGTTCTCACCCAGCAACTTGATATTGTTGGCCGTCTGCACTATCTGGGTGCTCACGGTCTTGGACAGCTCGCTGAGCGGCTCATTGGTGAGAGATGCTATTGCGAGATAGCAATCACCTGTGTACTGGATGACAAAGTCACCGGTACCATTCCACACGCCTTCTATTGGTATAGTCTTCCACGCTCCCGAATATGCGACATTGATTGCCCTCTTCTGGAGGGTGTTCTGCTTGCCCCTCACGTCTGCGCAATCAACGAATCCAAGAGTCAACGCACCTGCTGTCTTGGCATAGATGCGAACGCTGATGTACAGCTTGTCCTGTACATCGGTATACCCAGCTTCTGTTGGAGGCAGCTCTGCGCTGCTCTTCTCTCCTGCAACATACTCCTTGTGAGTTCCTGGTTGTCTAATCAGCGCATTCTTCTGCCTGATGCCGCAATTCTGCACACGGAGAATCTGCCTGCCATCCACCTTCTCCAGCGAGACCTTGCGGTTACCGCTGGCTGTAGGATTTCCGTTGACCATAACCGGCAATCCGGAAGCGTCGAACCAGAAGACGGATTCGTCAGTGGAATCTATATCCCAACCTGCGATGATCTTATTCTCAGAATCGGTAATCTGCTCCAGGAATTGGCCATTCTCAAGATAATTCTTCTCGTTTGTCAGCTCATAGCTGGTTTTGGAGAATCTTGAAGAGAACATGTTTTCGAGAACCTGGAACTTGGTATCGATGCTCTCTCCTGTTCTGCTCAGAACGAACTCGCCTACTGCATATAGATTGTTGAGATATTCACCGAACCCCTTCAGTTGGCCAAGGATAGGGTGTCTGATGCCTTTCAGATTTCCGATTCTACCTTTCAGAGCAGAATCCGGATTGGTTTTCATGCCATAGACAATATCTATATAAGGTGTATCGCTGCCTACGGTCATCATCTGAATGATGCCCTTACGGTCTGGATCAGATACGTTGTCTACACGGACGAAGGTGTCACGCTTCCTGATAAGCTTCTCCGGTGTGGCTCCTGCCATGGAGCTTGTGAAGTTCTCGAATGTCACCCACGCCAGCCTATCCTCACCCTCACCTTCTGTACCGACCTCTTTCACTAGGAGTTCGTAGTGCTTGGTGACATAATGGTCATTCTCCTCTGATGGTAGTCCATTATACTGCTGCACCATGATGTAATCACCCTTGCGGAAGGAATTGTACATACGGCCTTCCTTGGTGTCGAGATATACCCTGCCGCTCTCTGCATCAAAGTAATCCACCTCCATCATAGCCGTAAAGATGCGGTTGTCATTTTCTCCCAGCAGCTGAGAGATGATCATCTCGAAGATACGCATGGAACCTCTCACGATGAGGTTGTCAAGCTCTAGGTTGTATTTGTTCTCGATGACACCAGCCGCATTCTCTACCGGCTCATTTTTCAGCCGCCAGCCTTTGCCTGTCAGGAATCCAGCAACGAAGTCCGGGGAACTGAGATCACCAGCGAAGACGGAGCTTCCACCTACATTCAGGTCATTGGCTTCGACATCGTGAGAGATGATGTCGCCATTCTCATCGAACTTGTAGCCACGACCGATATTCAGGTTGTTGGCATCGATGGAATCGGCTAAAATGTTGCCATTCTCGTCGAACTTGTAGCCTGCACCTACCCTCAGACCTCTGAGGAAGGTGATAAGACCGGCAGCTTCATCATCCTTGACCTTCGACAGATATTTGCCCTCGATCTTCTTCAGAAGCTCCTCGATGGTCGTATGCATCTCATCAGAGGCGAAATGCAGCAGCGAGAGAAAAGCGGTGCCTATGCGGTATGCCGTATTGGCCTGCAGGCGTCGCTCATCTCTGATACCCTCGAACTGGGTCTGAAGATCATTCTTATCATATTCTACTGCCATATTGCTTTTTTGTTTGCAAAGATATAACTTCGATGAAATCGATAAAAATACGCACTACAGGTTGCGTGATGCACCGATTCCACGGAAGATTTCTGTCAGCGCTGATGCCATCAGACCATTCCACTTGCTGCCGAAGAAGTCAGCTTCATGCTCGTTGAGCTTCATGACTGAGGCATAATACTTCTGCGAAAACCAGTCGCGTCTGCCGATAGGCGGACCACCAGCGACACGGCCACCCCAGGCTGGACCCACCTTCTTAGGCTTATTCATGTCGTGCTTCGCTCGATATTCCTTGCCGAGGAATTCCAGGTCACCCTCGTTGACTCGGGCAATCTTCTCGCCTCCCTGCGCTTCTGTCCACTTCTCCCAGACGTGAGCAGGTCCTACACCTGCTGCCACGTAGATACCGTACTGCAGGAACTTGTGCTCGATGGTCGTCACGGATCCTTGCTCCAGGTGCCCCTTGATGCTCGCATAGAGCGCACCTGTATCTATTGTACGCAAGCGCTCCATGCGCTCGCGCCAGTAGTCACCCATGTTGTCTGTCCATCCCTGCTCGTATTTGAGCAGTTCATCTAATGCTGATTGGTCTGCCATAAGCTCTCATCATATTGTACATCGATAGGCTCGTCTGAGTTCATCATAAAATAGAGTCCTGTGACTCCATTTAAGCTGTATCTGCCCAGCTCGCTCGAATAGATCTGACGGAGATCCAGGAACTCCAGCTGACCGTCGAATGCCTCCCGATACTTGTCGTGAAGCATTCGGCTTATGAACTGACGGAATATGTATCTGCAGAGATTCAGCTTCGCCTCTCTGTCCTCCATGTCGTCACGCTTGTATGCAGCGAGAATCCACACCGTATAGACGTTGCGGTCGAAGAAGCCTTCACCTGCTGAATGCGTATTGCTGTCAACGGTGTCTGAGACCATGACAAAGTTCGCAGCCTTGCGGAACTGCTGCATCACGCCCTGCACGCTGTCGGGGCCGGAACACGTCGTTGCGACAAAATTATAAGCCCTGCAGGTCTTGTTTTCCTCGCACAATTGCTTGAAATATGCGATGGAATCGAATATTTTATCTGTCATAGTGTATTATTTGCTGTTTCTGGCCTTGAATTCCTCTGCCTCTCTCGCCTTGTTATCAAGCTCGGAGAGCGCATCCCAGCAGAGCGAGTCATAGACTGCCTGCTGCTTGGTGATGTCTCCATCGGTGAGTGCGCGGATCTGCGCCTGCATTGCAGGCATCAGGTCCTCCTGTTTCAGTTCTCCACCTTCCTTCGATGGCTTGAAGAAGTGAGGGAAGTTCTCTGCCAGGTATCCCTTGATGGAGGAGTACCACATGAAGACGTTCAGAAGTTCATAAGGCAGAAAAATGGCGGTTTCATCGGATTCTCCGGATTCATTCCGGTATAGAATCCACCCCATCTTCTTCAGGAACTTGTCGTCCTTGTGGATAAGATACAGCTGGTAGTTTTTCTCCAGCTGAAGATAATCGAGGAATGTGACATTTTTGATGAGCCTATCCACGGCATATAGCTTAGCGCACCAATCGAGAGGCTTATAATTGGTATAATCTTCGATGAAATCGAAGTTTTTGAGGAGAGAGAGGATTTCGCCCTCACTCAGAAACAGCACTTCTCGCTTCTTTTTGCCGTTTTCTGCCTGACAGGGAACGCTGCATTTCCAACCAGTTCTGGTATGCTTAATCACTTCGATGCCGCATAGTCTGAAGAGAATGCTGCATTTCGCTACTGTCTGCTCCTGATATAGAGTCAGAACGCTGAGAATGTAGCGCAGCTCATCCCCCTGCAGCTGTTCCCAGGAACTAGGAGCAGAAAACTCGAAGACTCGTTTGCCATCACGAATTGAAAATGAAGGCAGGTTTCTCTTTTCCATTCTGATATTCTTTAAAATGATTAGCTTTATATGCCGATGAATCCGCATATAATTTGAATTTATCGAGGTTGGCATCGAGGAAACGGAGCAGACGGCCATGCTCTGTTGAGTAGGCTGTCAGCAGCCCCTCAGCCAGAAAGATCATGCATCTGCGCACCTTGAAGATGAGTTCTACCGCGGTGTCATCCTTGTCCTTGGCTCCCCGCTCCATCTCTAGCAGATCATCCATCTGCTCGTCAGATATGACCCTTCGCATCACCCCATCAGCTTCGTAGAGTGCTGCCAGTTTATCCTTCCACTGCTTGGATGATAGCTCCTGCTTCACCTGGAAGGCATACTGCTCGATGCTGAAGACAAGAAGCGGTATGCTCATCTTCGCCTGCAGGCTCTCACCCCACCCTTCTGTTGCAGACAACCAGGTAATCATTTCGCCCTCTGCCTTCAAGCATGCGACCATACACTGCTCTATCAGCGCCTCTACTCTCGCAGATGATGCAGGAGAGACCTCATTGTTGGCAACTACTCCGAAGCCTGTCGGAGTGAGTACCAGGTCGAGATGGCGAACGTTGCCGAGGAATGCAGTCAGGCATACAGTCTTGACTACTGCAGCCGATAGCCGCTCACTTGTCTCCAGCGCTTCCTCGCCCACGTACCCGAGGAAGCGCTTCTGAATATTGTTGTATGCCTCATAGAAATGAGGTCTCACAGACTCGAACACCTCTGAGTGCGAGCTTGTCGCTACGAGGATGCTCTGCTCGAAGTCTTCTTTACTTATCTGAATTTTCATTGCCATTATTGTTAACGATTGATGTCTGCTGGTCTTTGTTCTTGTCGAGCGTTGTCAGCTCTATCATCGGAACATCGACCGTGATATTCTTATCTGCCCACAGATTGTAGTGAAGGATGACGTGCCACGGCTTGGCCATGATGTCGTGTGATGCCTTTTCGAGCGACTGCTTCATGATGAAGAGTTCCCGCTTGTCTGAGCCGGAATTGTTCATCTGGCTCTTGCCAGGTGTCGCTCCGATCAGGTTCGGATGGCAGCCGAGTGCGAAGCAGAGCGCATTGGATGCCTCGCTCATATCCTCAGCCCAGTCTCCACCTTCCTTCTTGTTGCCCTCTGAGAGGTTGATGATGCGCACCATGCGCTGCTCCTTGCCGTTGGGATCAAGATAGTAGCCGGTGATGAGCGCCTTGCCGGCATTCTCCGGTCCGCAGACGAAATCGATGATGTTCTCCTTCTCCTTCAGGATGCGCGCCTTGCGCTCCTCCGGCTCTATGATGCCCTCGTTGTTGCAGAGCTCATCCCAGTAGTTGCGATGCACTTCTATCTGTATGCGAGGAGCAGACGTGTTCTTGATCATATAGCGCTTGCCTATGCCGATGAGTCTGTAGATATCATACCAGGCATCATCGAAGATGCTGGCATAGTACGGTATCGGATAGTATTGCATGCCTGGTGTAGGCATTCGGCTGATGATGGCGAACTTGCAGTTGGTACCATCCTTTGGAGCCTTGCCACGGATGCCCGTGTAAGGGTCTGGCGCCTTGCCCATGCGTGCCAGAAGGTCGCCAAGCGGGTCGTAGAGATCCAGGAGTGGAATGACCTCTGCTTCGAGATCCTGCTGAAAATGGCTGAAATCACCGAAGAAGACGTTTTCGATGCGACCGCTCTTGTTCGGTCGCTGCAGGCGGCAGTAGGACACGTCCTTGTGTCGGATATTGACGATGCGCTTATGGTCTCGTGAGAGGATGATGACCTCCACGGACCAGGCGAAGAACTTCATATCGGTAGCCTGCTGCATGAACACTTCGTGAATGCTGTTGCTCAGGCAGAACTTGCGGATTTCCTCGTCTGCCACGTCCTGCTTGGTCTCCCGGTCGATGAAGCGGAGACCCTGGCCATAGCAGCACTGCACGTTGAACGCCATGGCGCGCTGCACTACCATGTTCTTGCGAAGGAGCTGCTGCAGGAGATAAGGAATGTTGTCATCATCTCCATAGTTGACATACTCGTATGACCTGCCTCCCACCTCGAGAGCCCGGAAGGTAGCATCACCAATCTCTCCTGATCCGAGGAAGCTGGTGTCGCGGCCATACTGCTGCTCGATGGTTGCAGCATTGGTTACCTCTGATACTCCCTCTGCCACTACGGCATATCGGGAGACGGTGGAATTTCCACCTATCTGCTGCATCTGATATTTTTGATTGCTCATAGAAATACTGGTTTATCTAAAAAACTGAATATATAAATGTCTGGTACCGTGCGAACCTCGCCATTAGCCGGGTTCATCAGGCGATGGAATCCACCTCGCCAGCTACCCCCCTTCACCAGCCATCCACTGTAGTCGATGACCCTTCCGTCTGAAGTCCACGCTTTCAGGTTGACGGCAGCTTCATCTGCCTTCGCCTTGTCGAGGAGGAGACAGACATCATTGATGTGATATGCTTGCTTGGCCATCAGTTGAACGTATTGTCGAATGTGTTATCGAATATCCTGCCACCTCTCTGCAAATCCAGTACGTTGTGCTGGCGCTGCGCATAGACGTAGCTGAAGGTGAAGCGCGGAAGGGTGTCGTGCAGGTTGTCATTCTTGGACGTTGACGAGTTGATGGTGATGCGCTTGCCCACCACCGGATTGCCATCCACGAAGTTGACGATATAGACCTCGTCGGAACGGAAGAGGTCTTCTGCCCAGTTTGCCATATCGCGGCTCAGATAGCCGGTATCAGCATTGAAGTTGCGCTGCTCAGTGATGCGATAGTTGGTCTTCAGACCGCCTATGTAGGCAGCATCCCTGGCATATTCCGGATTCACCTCGTGCTTGCCCTCGCAGTATATGAGTTCCTGGCATCCGAACGAATTAGTGAAGAGGAGGCACGGAGCGCAGTCTGGCTGCGATGGGTCGATGATGAACCTCATGAGGCGCTTGCCTGCCTCTACCTCGTAGTAGAGCAGATCGAGAGCATCAGCGGTGAAGCGGGATGGAGAAACGTCGATGGTCGTGTAGATGTCATTGCCTGCTACTGCAGTAGCGGTGAATGTGCGGGTCTCCTCGCTGCCATCAGCGGCATGCTGTCTGTAGTATGCCGTCACGGTAGCCTTGCCGGTACCGAGGTAGTGGAGATATTCCAGACGCCCGATAGCGGTGCGCTTGCACTCCTGCAGCAGGGTGAGGAAATGATTGTCGAGGAAGCTCTCGCAATCTACGCCCACGATATCCACGGAGGTGTAGAGCACCTGCAGGCTCGCCTGCTTAGTAGCCACATCGGTCTCTGACTCGCCCTCCACGGTCTGCTCCCTGATGGTGATTGTAGCCGACACGGCAAGCTGCTGGCGTGCGTAAGGACGGAAGATGTCTGCCAGGTCGGAGACAACCACCTCGCCATCGGCAGGGTACAGATACTCCTCGTATATGGTCTTGTCTGCGAGTGCGATGGTTACAGCCAGCCTTGTCTTGGCTGTGAGAATGATGATATCGGGTATGTTCTCCAGGAACACCTTGCCCGATGGTAGTGAATTGATGGTCATATTATCTTTTTTAGGGCAAAGATACTTTGGCAATTGCCAAAATAAAAATACGGATGACTACTCTCCCGAGCAGCCATCCGTCAAAAACATGTTAGATGATTTTTTCAGCAAATAAACTATTTGATGATGTGAACTCTTTCCCAGATTGCCCAGGCTACGCTTCCGTCCGGTTGCGTAGCGATGACATAGCCGTGACTCTTCATGTAGTCACTCACGCAGGCGTATGATACGCCTCCCATGCAGTTCAGCTCGCTGATGATATCCTGCGAGGTCTTGAAACTCTTCTTGTATTCAAGTCCGGTCTCCTCATCCTTCATGGGCAGGTTGGAACGGAACTTGAAGTATGCGTCGAGTAATTCTGTCTCGAACGCATCGATGTTATAATCTTCATTCTCCATAATCATTCTTCATTATAAGGGAATTCTTCTTCCGGTGAATATACTTGTCCGTAGGCTGAATACATCAGATTGCAAGATTCGAAAATCTTGGCTGCCCACAGATCATATTTATCTCGCTGGCGGCAGACTCTCAGAGCTATGGCTTCCAATCTCTTGATGGCATCAAACAGGTAATTTCGCACCTCTGCAACCGTTACCAGATTGGCTGCGCTTCGTAAGACTTCGAGATTGTTCCACAGCTGCACGTAGTAAGAATCCAGCTCCAGGTATCTATTGACGAGTGCCTTGTACACTCTATACCTCTTCTTGTGGAGGTCAATTACATTCTTCGTTCTGTACATAACATTTAACCATTTAAAGATTTCCACTTGCCTAAATTCATATTGAGTGGCTTAGCCTCCTTAGCCCCATATTGAAGAGTATAGTAGCGATGATCATACCATCTGATTACAGTCTGCTTATGTGGTGCGTCATCGTATAATACGGCTGATGCAGCGACATTGTAGCCTCTCCAAAATTTAAATTCTACCTTTTGGGCTTTTATCTTTCTGCCTGTAATAGCAAAAAACTCGCAATCCTTGATGTCCTTGCTCGTCAATCTGCCCTCTCGTCTTCTATTGTATCTTCTCTTTTTCATACTTATTTCTTCATTTTATTCAGCATAAGAGCTAAGTAAAGCAATTTGCGGAAATTCTCATCTTGCTCCATAAGTACGCTTAAGAAGCCCACAAGCTTATGTCTGTTTCCATCGAATCCGAAAGCAGAATTGGTCAACATGCCTTCTGGATAGCCGTTCTCCACTTTAGATTCTCCGACTGCTATGAGGATATATCCTCTATTTTCATTGCAATCTGCCCAAGCACTCAGCGCTTTACTTATCATATCGATATACTGCATGTGATCTTCTCCTTCAGGGATGCCATCACACTTAACGACATCGGCAATGAAGTCATTGATATTCTTTTTATTCTCCTCCATAACTACATCACCTCCCCTCCGAAAAGATAACCACCAACAATCATCACGCACACGAAGCTGACTATGCCAACTATGGTCTTCGCTACCTCGCCATAGGTAACCTTCTCCTCGCAGAGGAAGCTGAAGGCCTCGCTCTTGGTAGCCCAAAGGCGCTTGGCTTCGCGGCTTATTGCACACTTGAGGGATTTCATTCCCTCGTTCACATTCACGTTGATGCCAGCAGGCTTGACCTGCATCGCATCACTAATTAAAATAGAATTCTGCATAATTGCCATCTTATAACCATTATAGACCGACCTTGATGTATAAATACAATGGTGGCGGTCACATTCACCGTTGGTTATAAGATGGTAGCTTTCCCAGCGAAGGGCAAGTATCTTACGGATCATGCAACCGCCATATTGAAAAGACCTTTTTCCCGCTGCCGGGAAAATGATACTTTATAGGCATAAAAAAAGCCCACGGCGTGAAGCCTAGGCGAAACAGTCGCCATCGCTGAGTAGATTACTACTATCTTATAACCGATGGCAAAAGTACGAAGAATATTTGGAACCGCCAAAAAAAAAGCGAGAAATTTTAAAGAAAATGACTTTTTTATGTTATAGAGCATAAAAACATGGGGTTGAGGAATAAAAAGGAATCAAACGGAACGAATCGGAACGATTTCGCGGAATCATTCGGAATCATAACCAGGAATGACCGGAAAAACGACCAAAAATGACTGAAAACGACTGAAAACGACCGGAAATGACCGGAAACGACCGCAGGATCTTCCTTCGGTTCTGCCACTTCGAGGAAAATGCGGGGAAATTCCCCGATTTTCCCCGCATTTTCCTCGAAAATTCCCCGATTTTCCCCGATTTTCTCTGATTTTCTCCGATTTTCTCTAATATTCTCCGAATTTTTTCCTAACTTTGCGGTGTTTTTACATTATAATATATATTAAGGTATGAAAAGAAAAGAATTACTTTACGACATTCTAATCACACTGGCCAATGCAATTTGCGCCATCGTGTCTGTAGTATGTGCCCTTATAATTTTAATGCATTGTAAATTGTAAGGGCAAGTGTTATCAGCATCGACACAAAAGAGACCGTAGCACTAGCTATACCTACGAGCAGCTTATACTCCTTCAGTTTCTCCATTAGTTTTTTCCGTTTGAGGTATCTAGCCAACCCCATTTGTGCAGCCTTGCATCCCTTGTCTGTAAGCTGAACCCTCCAATCGTAATCTCCTGTATAAACTATCAAGCCATCAATCTCCAACATAGTCACCACATCATTGGCAAGAACCCTGTCATCAGACAACTCATCAACATAAGCTAGCATCGCCTCTCTGACCATTGCGGTTTCATTTGCTAAAAGTTGCTTAATCGTAGCATCTGCTACTCTCATTTGCCTGTCGGAATAAACCATAATAAAAAAAATGTTTTAATGTGAACAACAAGAAGTCCCCGGCACGGCTCTGTGTCGGGGACGTTTTTGGTATTTCTGCGCCACAAGGCTATGGCGGCTTTTGTCTTATGGGGAATGATAAGCCCCAGCCTCATTTTATATTCTGTCTGCAGCTGCACGTATGCGGTTTGAAACCTCGCATAGTGCGCCACGGAGCATGATTTTTTCTTCTTCGGTGAAACCTCCCACTCCACCATTGCCATCGATGCCATCGAGTTTGTGATAAAGCCATGATGCTGACTTGCCGAAATATGTATGTGCTATTTCACGCCACGAAATAAGCATCTGAATATCCTGGATGCGCTGCTTAACTGCGCTATCCTTGGTCTGTTTAACTGTTGCTACTGCTACTTCCATAATCTTATATTTTTTAATGCCCTCCCCGAAGGGAGGGTCTGTTGTTAATACTTTGTGTAATACTCAGGCGGCTCAATCATCTCATCGAAAAGTTGTTGAGCATACCATAATAACTGCGGGTTGCCCCTAGGAAAAGATTTTTTGTAATTTCTGATAGCTGCTATCAGCTCTTCCTCTTTGTCACTCACTAAAATTTTCTTCATATCATTATTTCTTTAAGACAATGCAAAGATACTACAAATTTTCGTATTACCCAAATATTTACTACGAAAAAACGTATTATTAAGTAAGATTTAACATTTTAGCCTTGAAAACTTGCCTATATGTGAATAATAAGAAGTCCCCGGCACGGCTCTGTGTCGGGGACGATGTGTTAAATAAAGATAGCCTAAATAGCAAGGCTAAGCGAGCCAAATTTCTGAGCCATATCCTGCAAGGCACCTCTGAGAGTAACAAGCTCATCAGGAGTAAACTGCGATGCCTTTCCGTTGACTATGTTTCCGTTCATCTTATGTGCCAGCCAAGAGCGAGATTTGCCAAAGTAAGCCTTTGCGATGTAAGCCATGGAGACCATATCTGTTATCTCACCAAACTTCTCTGCCATGGTCAGTTCCTTGACCTTCTGCTCTGTGGTCTTAGCCATGTAGCCCACAGCCACGGCAAAAGCCTTAGGGTCTGACTCCTTGAGTGCATCCATCTGACGGCGAACCTCCGCCTTTTCCTCTGCGGTCTGGGCAGCTCTGTTTTGTGCTGCCAAAGCCTTCACCTTATCAATCATCTCTGTATATTCCATAATCTTATATTTTATAGTTTAAAGGAATGAGAGCCCCCGAAGGGGCTTTCTCATTTCTTTTTGTTTTTAATTTTGTTTTGCAACTCTGCGATTTCTTTTTCTGCTACCCTCTTGAAGGTATCGGGGAACTCTTGCCAATACTCTAGGTAGAAAAGCAAATCGTCTTCATTTTCCTTGAGTTCCTTAGATTTTCGTCTTGCCATATACTATCTTTATTAACACGATGCAAAGATACTAAACATTTGTTGAATAACCAAATATTTTCGTGATTATTTTCAACATTTGTGTATTATTTAACATTTGGGCACGAAAAAAGCCATCTATGCGTCACGCACAGATGGCTCCAAAACTAAAAAACCTTATTACCTAAAATCTATTACTAAAAACCTATAAAACAACTTTGAACCCTACTGATTCTTTCTAACAAAAACTAAACATTAAAATCTTAAAAGGAATTAAGCATCTTCTGGTGGATGCCTGGCATCGAAGCCCAGGAGCTTATCGCAACTCCGGCACCCTTGTTACTCATCTCACGACGAATGACATAAAGCCTGTTTAATGAAAACTTATATTTTCACCCTAACTAAATATAACCTTGAAAATCGGTATACTCCCGCTGAAGCACAATGAATGAAATTGATGCTAGATTATAGCACGTGCAAAGGTACGAAAATAATTCGGAAAAACAAGAAAAGCACCGCATTTTTAGGCAATAAACCCTAAAAATGCGGTGTTTCTAACATTTTTTCTTGATAATTTACGTAAAAAGTCCCCGGCACGGAATCGTGGCGGGGACCGAGTTGAGTTATTGAACATGTTAGCTATGCTAACTGCAATGCGCTAATGCGACTGCTTATATCTTTGACCGCCTGGTTAAAGATGCCTTTCTGCTCCTGGTTGAGCGTATAAACCTTTCCACGGATCTGATATCCATTGAGACGCTGCAAAAGCCATGCTGCGCTCTTGTTGAAATAGGTCTTAGCGATGTAAGAGATAGGAAGCAGTTTGTAATCCTCTGCATCTATCTGGCTGCGGAGAGCTTTCACCTCGCCCTCCAGGCGAGTTACATTTTCCTCCAGGAATGGTTTTGCCACTTCAGCCACAGCATCCTTATCCATAGTTTCCAGCTTAGCGATAATTTCATTTTTTCGCTCCTCGCTCATTGCATCGGTATTACCTGCAAGAGACTTGTATTCATCCAATAGGGTTCTAATATCTTCCATATCAATATATATTTTGTAATCCCCTCCCGAAGGAGGGGGAAGTTAAACATTTTACTTTCTTTTCTTCATCAGTCTTGAAAGGTCATCCAAGAGATAATCAAGTCTCTTTTCGATTTCCTTCTGTGAAAGACCAGTGAATTTCACGATTCGGAGAAAGTCTTCGATATCTTTTTTCTTTCTCTCGATTTCATTTTCTAAATCTTCTTGCATAGCTTAAAAATTTAATTGATTAAACATGTTCCTTAACTCGATTGCAAAGGTACATAATAATTTTGATATACGCAAATATTACATAATAAATTTATTATGTTTAATGCATTTTTAACATTCCAGCCCAATAAAACACGGTTTTTACCTCTTTTTCCATCATTCTCGAATGATGTCAAGAAATGTCCTTTCCTCTTTTACCCCGGAATGCAATGGAGGGGTTCACCCGAAAATGGCGCGTTTCTTGTGGCAATTCTGCAGGAATTGTCATAAGTCGCCATTTTCGGGTGGCAATCGTTTGCAAAACGATTGCAAAATTTGCTGCTTTTGCACAAATTTTCCACGGTCATTTTTGCCAACTTGCTGAAATTCACGGAATTTTAGAAAGTTGTGGAAAAAGGAGCGTGCTTCCCTGTAAGGGTAGCCTCCACTGCCCTACGCTCGGAGGCAATTGCCTCCCGAAAATAGAGCGGTATATGTAGCGCTTTTTCCCTTGTGGCAATTGCCTTTTCTCCTTCCGTTTGCCCTGCAGATTGCCATCTTTCTGCCATCCCTGCACCAGCGGTCACCAGCGAGATAGCCCCAAAATAAAGGGCAGTGAGTTCACTGCCCTTCGTCCTATAGCTTGCCCTTGTCGTGATAAGAGTAGAAGTTTCCATCTGTTACAATAACGTGGTCCATAAAGAAGATGCGCATAATATCACAAGCCTGCTTCACCTTCCTCGTGAGTTCATCGTCTGCCCTGCTTGGCACTGGGCTTCCGCTTGGATGGTTGTGAGCCAGCGCCATAATGGTTGCGCCTGCGGTTACTGCTTCCTTCATCATCACCCTCACATCTACAGATGTGTCTGTGATTCCTCCCTCGCTCAGCTTCACGTGCTTGATGAGTCTGAAATTCTGATTCATCAGCAGGATGTGCGCCTGCTCTACATTGAGGTCAGCCATCTGCAGATGGAGATAATTGTAGATTGCCAGACTGCTGCCTAGGTCTGGCTTCACGCCTGCCTGCTCTCTTGCCCTGCGCTTGCCTATCTCTAGGGCTGCGAGTACTGCCAGCGCCTTGCAGTCTCCGATGCCCTGCACCACCTGCATTTCATCCATTGATAGCTTTGCAAGGTTACTCAGCTTTCCATCTGCTATGTTCATCAACTGCCTTGCCTGGCTGATACTCTCCTTTGTTCCTGCACCTCGGTTGATTACCATCGATAGCAGTTCAGTGTTACTCAGATTCTCAAATCCGTAATTAGCTGCCTTGTATTCCGGTCTCTCGTCTGCTAGTATATCATTGTACTTCTTCATATTATGCTGCTTTATTATTGTTCAACTTCACGTTATAAATACCTTGTGGATAACATCTCTTTGATGCTGCTACTGCTTCATAGAATCCTTCTGCCATCTCCTGCAGGATTCCTCTGTTGCTGATAGGGTCGTGGTGAATTGTACGCCCTACGAAAATCTCTCGCTCGATGTAGGCTCCTGCAGCTTCCAGCTGCTCCTTAAACTCGTTGATGGTCTGACCGCTTGTCAGGAGGTCATCGAAAAGGATGACGTTCTTTCCAGCAAAGTAGCTGCCATCGATAGCCACGTGATAGAGTTCTTCGCTCACGTGATGGCTTCCGCCATTGTGGGTAGGCTTGCGCTCGCCATAGATGCGAACGTGCTCGTTTGCGGTCTTGATGCCTGCCTGGTTGAGAATAGCTGCGAGATAGCCGAATCTCTTGTTATACTTCCATTGAGCGCTGCAGGGTGCGAAAACGACAACGAAATCCTCCAACAATCTGCCGTATTGTCTTCTCAGATAGCTGATTAACAACTCAGCGCAAAAGCGTGTGGTGGCAGTCTTGCCTGCCTTGAAATCGTAGATAAGCTGATTATTTGCTCTCTGCTGATTCTTGTCAACGCAAAGGTTGATGTAAGCGTTTGGAACGTATTCCACTAAATAATTTTGTCTCATATCCATTAAACTTTTTAAATGATTTCTATTCTGGTTATGCGAGGGATCTCAGAGATTTTTCCAATCTCCCTGCTTTGGAGTATTTTTTTTATTTCATTCCGTATAAAGCTCGGTCACTCTTTCGATTTTTCCTGTGCATAACAATGCGCTGGCAGAGGCAAACAGATGTGGGGTTCTGTGGTAAGAAAAGGTAAAGATTTAGCTTGCGTGAAGAATCTTTGGCTTTTTTTAGTGCAGGTTCATACAGCGGTTTGAATCGCCAGAAGCTACCTTCGCACAGGAAAATTCGGATGAGTGACCATCGAGCTTCGAGAATGAAATAAGAAAAAGTACGGAAAAGCAGACAAAACAACCATCGACCTGCAAGGGCGATACCTATTCTGCAGCAAGAATGAAAAATGGCTGCTACTCTCACGAGCAACAGCCACCAGAAAAAGTAAAATAATAAAAGACAAAAAATAAAAACTAGTAAATTATATAAATCAAAAAACCTATGTCGGAAAATGGCAGCTCATGCTACCCGTATAGAGAACGCTCTGCGGGAACTTCTCTGCTCCTATGCAGACGGTATCGAAGGCATCGGAGAAGTCTGTTCGGTTCTCCAGGCGGTCCTCGTCAGTCTCCACCAGCTTCTCGCCTCGCTTATCCTTGCCGTTGTTGTAGCAGCCGGCGCTCTCGATAGAGATAATCAGGTCCTCGTTGTTGTCCTGGTTGATGAGAATCATGTGATTCGCCTTGCCCTTGAACATACGGTTGATGAGTTCCTGCTTCTGCAGGTGATTCCACGGCTTGCCGATATAGACCTCTGTCACCAGCCATCCATTGCGCCTGAGCACTCTCGAGATGATCTGATAGAAGTCATCGGTGTGAGTCGCATAAGAGTTGCCTACGAAGGTTGCATCGTAGTAGAAGATGACCCTCTTGCTCTTGAGATACTTGTAATAGTCACAGAAGTCCTGAGCAACCTCAGGAAGCTTGCGCTCATACTTCACGTAGAGCGAATTGATGATGCGGAGGCGCTGGTCAGAACCTACCTGCCCCACCACCATACAGTTGATGTTGGTGTTGGCATCCAGTCCGATGATCAGCGGTAAACCGTCCTCTATATCTCCATCAGTTCGGCAATCGATCTTGTCTTTCTTGGGATTGAACTTATACTGCAATGCGTCCAGATACGTAGTATTGGGCGCTGTGTAAAAGTTTCTGTCCTCGTCAAGACCGGAGTAGAATCCGTCCATGGCGATGCCCACATGCTGACACATGATGCTTGTGAGGAAAGTCATCTTAGGCAAATCTCGCTTCATCTGCCTGATGAAGTCCTCGCCCAGAACAGCGAGGTTCTGAATGCTCGAACACCTGGAATATACCAGGGCATAAGAGCGGAGGGAGTGCAGAACCTTCTCGTATTTCTGCACCTGCGACATGTAGTAATCGTACCGCTCTGGGTGAGCAGCCAGCTTGTTGCGGATACTGTGCAGATGTACCAGCACCGTCTCAAGAGTAGCAATCAGCTCCTTATCCATCTTCTTCTCCCACGACATGAACCAGGAACCTTTCTTTGTCGCAGAAGTATCTGAAGTAATCGTAAGACCATGGTGCAGGCAGCAGTCTCCGAACAGCTGCTTGTTGCCTCGATTGGCAGGGAGTGTTTCGTTGTTAAGTTGCTCCCAATCAATAAATTTTGCCTCGTCGATAAAGACATGGTCGAGTGAGAGGGAGTTGGAGGTACCGCTTCGGTCCTGAGAGATGATGTTGAGGTAGCTACCATTGTAGAAGGCTACGGTGTTCTCCCAGTTCATCGGCTGGAAGTGCGGATCCTGCCAGTGGAGCGCCTTCCACGGCTTTTTACCCACGATGTAGTGAACGTCTCGCTTATAACCCCACTCTTCGAGATGCACCAAGGCAGATGGAAGGATATTGGTCTGACATCGCTTGACGGATGGAGCCACCATGCCGAGGCAGCAGCCTGGCATGTGCTGTACGGCATAGAGGATGCGGCCTGCTTCGACCACACCTTTACCGGTACCGCGCCCCCACTCGCATATCAGCGTCTTGGGCATAATCTGCAGAACACGAGACTGAACATCATTGAAGAAGAGCTGTTTAGGTTGACTTGCTGCTATCATCTGGAATCTCCTCAAAATCTGCGTCTTCTATGTCAGGCATAGAATAGCGCTTCTCCATTTTCTTGATTTTTGCACGAAGATTCGGAATCTTCTGCAAACCGATGACCGTCGGGTCATCTGTCATACGGAATTCGACAGGAACAATCTTGTCGAAAGCCAATTCTGGTTCATCAGGAGTATCGGTGCGATTGTTCTTAATGCGGTTCTTCTGCATCACGGCAAGCGCTCGGAAGTCACCTGCAGCCAAGGCTGCTTTGCGGTCCTCGTCAATCTCCTGATTGACCTTCCACCGCCAAAACTCCTTGGATGCCGCATTGAGGTTACCCAGCATCAGCTGACAGAGATGGATATCATCGTATGCCTGGCTCTCACTGACACCGAACATCGCCTTATCCTGGTCCACCATCTCCCGGACGGTGTATCGAGGGTAGCGCAGCCAGAAGGCATAGCAACCACGAAGTCTCTCCACCCTCGCTTTGACGATAGCGGAGAGATGAAGGTCTTGAAGCTCATCCTCGTTGAGAGGCATGTACTTCATGTAATCATCAACATTGACTGGAAGACTCATATCAAGAGATTTTGGCAATAATCTGCGATAGCTGAGTCATCACTGCCTGATATGCACCAGGTGAGCCAACGTTGGCGAGTGCAATGTTGTTGACTCGCAACTCATTAGCGGTTTCCGCTAAACCTCTGAGATAGCGCCTGCGATATGGCGATCTAGGCTCCTGCAGCTCCAGCTGCATAGCCACAGACTCGTCAGGAGGAAGGTCCATCAGAATGGGAATCTCCTCCACTGGCGTCATAGTCTTGGCATAATCATAGACCGCCTGCAGGTACAAATCACTCTCCTCGAGGAATGGAAATTGTGTTCGCATCATCTAACAAATTATTGAGCATTTTATGAATATCGAGATAGACGTCTCTATCGAGAGAGATGAAGGTGCATTCCGCCCGGTCACCATACGTCTGATTCTGCGATGTAATCACGGAGACTAACCACTCACCGTTACTGACCAACATAATCTTGGAATGATTAAGCGTAAGCTTAACCTCATCAAAAGCCTCTGTCATCAAGCGTTTTAGCTTTAAAGTTTTGCTTGAAGCTTTAATGTCAGCCACTAACGTAGAATGGTTAATCAACCCTCGCTTGCGAAGGTTGATGACTCCACACAGGAAGGCATCGGAAGTAGAGAAGGTCGTGACGGCAACATCTGCCGGACCGGTCTGCTCCAGAATCCATCCTAACAAGCCAAGAGTGTGAAGACCTTGACCTAGAAAGACCTGCGATCTACTCTGCTGAAGCGGCTTCAGAACTTGTTGAATCTGATTCGCTCTCATCTACCTTCTCCTCTGTCTCAGCTGCATTTTCCTCTACCTGCTGCTCTTCAGCTGGCTGCATTTCGATGCCTGCCTGCTGAATCTTGGCGATGGTATCAGCTGTGAGTTCTGCCTTGGCAGATACAAGCAGCTGCACTCTCTCGCTGACCTTGTCACGCAAGGCAGCAGCCTTGGCTGCTTCACCACTCTCCTGCAACTCGATAATCTTCGGCAGGCTCTTGGTAATATAGGAGCGCGCATTGCTGATTTGCTTGGCGGTAATAGCAGCATCGGTCTGCTGCTCTTCCGGCTCATCTTCTGGATTCGTCACAGTGGCATGGTCATAGACCTCCATGCCCTGCTTGTAGGCGTAGTACTCCTGCTTAAGCGTGCCGAGGAGTTGCTGGAAGCCCTCATCTGCAGCATGCAAACCCTCGTATCTGTCACAGGACTGAGTGTATGCCTTGCAAGCCTCGAAATGCTCCTTGATTTTCTTCCACAGCGCAGCATTTGCTTCCCAGATATCCTGGATATGAGCAGGGAGCTGATTGTGGTCTTCACGCTTACCTTTTGCAATGATGGCATCAGGACAGAGGACGACATTATCCCCACAGAGCTGTGGGAGATGAGGTGTGAAATCAGGTGCCTGCTCATCAGCTTCAGTAGTACGATCTACTGCAACCTGAAGGATAGGAGTCACCTCACTGTCGTAGGCTCTGACCTCATCAAGGGTCATACCAGCATTGCGATAGTTGAGATGCTTACGCAGCTCATATTTGAGCAGTTCCAGCTTACCCTGCGGATTGAAACTGATGACCTGATATAGATGCTTATTGTTATTGATTCGAAGGAGCATCATGGCTCCCTCGCGAATATTATCGTCAGTATGTTCGCTATCGAACCACTGACTGATCTTCTGTGTGAATGCTTTATCAACCATATTTAAATATTAAAGGCGAGACGAGCATATCAGCATCGCCTCGCCAGCTTAAACTATGAGAATTATAAAAAATGGACTTGCTTACACGTCACTTGCTGTCTTCAGCTTGCAGGTTTCACCGCTGTATGTACCATCAGCGGTAACGATGTCACCATAGTAGAATGGAGGCATGGTCTCGCACGCAACAGAGATCTCCAACGTAGTGTTAGACTCATCGGTAACAGAAGCACCTGTAGTTGCTGAAGGAGTGACGGATACGGTAAATGCATCATCGCCAAACTGGCGAACCTTGCCGTTACGCTGAGGAACGAGGAAGATGCAATCGTCATTGAGGAGCATGGAAGCAGTAGCCTGCTGCTCCTCTTCAGTACCAGGAAGAACAAGGGTCGCCTTGTTGTTCATGGTCTTGCTGCCCTCTTCTCCCTGAGATTCAGGAGCCATGGAAGACTTGTCTGGAATGAACTCAACCCTGATCCACTTTTTGTCAGCCTGCAGGGTATGAGAATCCTTGATGACAAGGTAGTCCTTCAGAGCTGCAGCAGCCTCCTTCTGAGGCTCAGCCAGCTTAGTGATGTATGCACGACGAATGAACCATCCGTATGCACGAGTACCAGGCAGTCGTTTCTGGCCAGGGCACTTGATCACATCCTCGTAGAGGTTGACAGCATCAGTACATGATTTTTTCTGTGCCATATATATAATGTATAATCGTTAAACTATCAGACGCTCTCCCTATGCTGTAGGGAGAGTGTCATAACCAACCAGGATTCGCTCCTTCGAAATCGATTCGAACTGACAACCGAAGAACATGGTAGCGACGAAATCGAGGAGGAAGTGTGATCGAAGACTCTTCTCTATCTCGAAGTTGCACTTCTCGCCAGACGTAGCGATGCCGACGAGCATATTCTTCTTAGGTGTGATGAGCTTGAAGCCATCAGGAACGCAAGAGAGACCTACAATCTCGCACTTCTGGTCACCATCGATGTAAGTCTTGTTGAACTCCTTGTTGTAGTTGAGATGACCGTAAGTATTACGGTATGCTCTCTCGTACAGAGTCTTACTCTTCTTGTTGCAGAAGAGAATGGTGGCCTCACCTCTCAGCTTCTCATCAGCTGCATCGATGAACTGTTCAATGACATCAACCGCATTCTCAGCAGTCATAGCAGTAGTTTTGAAGAGGTTGCCCTTGCTTGTTGCAAGATTTCCTGCAAGAGCCTCTGTATCAGCGATGGTCTTGAAGCCATTGTACAGCTCTGCGGTAGTCTTACCAGCATCATTGCGCTTCGCGGTGAAGATGCTGTTGCGGAAAGCTTCACCAAGAAGCTTGAACAGGTACATCGCTACCAACTTGGTGATAGGAGTGTTCTTAAGCGCATCACCCTGGACAACAGCAGAACCATAGATGCTCTGTACTACAGAGACAGGATTGAACTCCTTGACTCCGGAACCAAGGAAGGTCTCGAGCTTGCGACCAACAATCTTCACCTGCTCATCGTCGATGCGTGTGTAAGAGAATGGTCCAATCTCGAATGCTCCAGCGAGCTCTCCCACCTCCTCAGCATAGCGAACGCCTTGGCGCAGCTGCATATATTTTGTAACTTCTTCGAGCGCCAGAATTGGCATCTGAAGAATATCCTTGCGGTACGTGATGAAGCTCTTTGCAAGCTCATCAGGTGTAATCTCAATATTTTTTGGATCAGCCATTAAATATTACATAATGCGTTATAGCAATCGCGAGGAGAAGCCTGAGGTGCGGTTGAAGGTGCATCAACGGTGTCATCACCAGGTGCGCCCTTCAAGTCCTCGATCTCCTTAGTCTTGTCTTCGATAGCCTTGTCTTTCTCGGCCATCTGAGTTTCCAGGTCCTTGACCTTCTTCTCAGCTGCGTCGAGAGCAGTTGACTTCTCCTCGAAGTCTTTCTGCTTCTGAACAAGGCTATCCTCAATTTTCTGCATCTCTGCATCGGTGAGAGTAATCTTCTCATCGTTAACCTCGAAATCATCCTTGCGGTCAAGGATGGTCTGAAGGTTGAGGAATTTCTTCTTCATTTTAATTATTTGAGAATTGTTTTTAAACATTTCCTTGAGAGAGTTGTAAGCTTTCTCGAGGAATGTCTTGCTAGGCTCTTCAGCTGCGGTCACGTGAGGTAGTGGAGGAAGACCGAGTGTTGAGCATACTGAGTTATTGAAACGCTTGGCAAGATTGGTCTGTCGCATCTTATCCTCCTCATCCAGGTCTTTGATTTCGTCAATCAGACCCAGTTCAAGAGCTTGCGAAGGGCTGAGCCAGTTCGCTTTTTCCATTTGGGCGAGGATATCATCGCTCGACTTGCCCGACTTCTTAGCATAGACAGAGGCGATGACCTTATCGATAGTATCGAGGTCATTGCGCTGCTTCTGCCAATCTCTGATGAGCTCATCAAGCTTTGCCTTGTTGGCAGACTCCCATACTGTTACTCCAGTAGAGGCATTGTGTATGAGCATTGTACTGCCGACTGACATATCCACGTGCTTGGCTCCCATGCAGAGAACCGTAGCGATTGAGGCTGTCATACCCAAGATATGCACATTGACCTTGCCATGGTCCTTGATGAGCTGATACATGGTCAGACCCTCATCAACAAATCCACCAGGTGACGAGACTGCGATATGCACCTCTTCATCCTGATGGGCGTCAAGGTATGCCTTGACGTCCTTGGCACGAGTACCGTAGGTTCCTGACCACCAGTCGTAGCCGGCTCCGATGGTACCGCAAATCATCATTCCGTATTTCATTTGCTTACCTTTTTTGTGCAAAGGTAAGTTGGCAATTGCCAAAAATAAAATACGACAATCAGGCAATTTTAGGCGCCTTGCGTGTGTATGTCCACTGAATTGTCGCCTCAATGAAGGTAGAAGAACCTAGAGAATCAGGATGGATATCTGACATATTGATGATAGGATAAGGTCTATCGCCTACACCTATGAGATACTTATTTGATTCCAGATCCGTCACCAGGTAAGCGTATGGAACACTCGTATCCAGGTCATCATCAGGAATGCGAAGAGTCAGCTTATGGGTATATAATCTGACTCCATCCTCTAATTTGTCTGTTATTTCTAGCTTTGCCGGTCGCTGACACTTAACCTTCGGCCACTTGTCAGAACCAGGAATGGAAAAAGTCTTGTTGCAGGTAAGCGTCTCGAACGGAAGTTCACTCACTGGTATTCGCTGCACCTTAGTGATAAAACTCAATCTCTTCATACTATATATAATAATGTGGAAAACTATTATTTCGCATCTGTTCGCACCTGTTCAAAAACGGGGTATATGGTATATGCGAATTTTGCGTTAAAAATCGTTATTTCTGCATCTTTTATGATTAAAGAGGTTCACACCTCTGTTCTGGTATGACTTGCGCATGCGGTACCACTTCATACGGACGGTCTCAGCGTATTCGACATCTATGCCGTGCATGGAGCACCAGGAACGGAATGCAGACATCTTCTTGCAGGACGTATCTGAGAGGTCTCCTAGGTCATTCCACATATTGATGCGGAACAGGTCGCTGATGCTCTCGGTCAATGCTTTCTTGGCTTGATGAGAGAGATAATTGTATGTAGCCGGATTCTTGTATTTGCAGGCAGGTATGCAGATTGCGATCTCGTCTGCTGATGGCAGTTCTGGCTTTAGGTCTGTAGGCTGCTTCTGTGTGAATCTTCTGATAACAGCATTCTCGTTGCTGCTAGCAGGGAATTCGACAGGATTGCCGAAGGAATGGATGAGCCACTGCTTCATGTATGGCTCAACATGGAGATAGATAAGAAACTTATTCATATTTTTTATTTTAAAACTTCGCAAAGTTACAAAAAAGAATTGAGACTACCCTATGTTTTAAGGGGAAAATACCCTCGTTTGCGGTTATTTTTTGTTTTTATTTTCGATGAACCCATTTTTGGCAAATTAAGTTGTGGCAATTGTGGCAAAAATGTTAAGTACTTGATTATTAATATTATATTAGTTTTCTTATTGACACATTATATATAAATATTGCCACAATTGCCACAACCTTTGCCACACTTATCTCTCCGTTGCCACAAATTGCCACAAAATTGCCACAACCGATTTCACTCTTAATACGCTGATTATCAGTATTGCCCGAATTGCCACAATTGCCACAAGCAAAAAAGGGTCGTGCGCATTTACCATAACTTTTTCTGCGACATATATACATATTGTCAACAAAAAAGCCCTGGCAGGTTCTCACCTACCAGGGCTCAGATAAATTAAACAAAAAATATATAACTATAGAGGCAAACATTGCAATCCAGCTTCAGCCAGCTCCTTGTCAGTCATAGCTGCAGGATCCTTGCTGTCGCTGTCGGTTTCGGTATCGAGGTCAATGCCATATCTGTTTGATATCATTGTGTAATCGAAGCAGAGTGGCCTATCCTTATAATATATCTTCTGACGGCCAACCATATTTCCTGCGGAATCCAGTTTCTCTACGGTCTCCGGAACTCCGCCTGGGTTGAACTTGATGAATCGCTCCGGATTCTTCGTCGAGCCTAGGAAGTCTGCACCTATTTGCAGATAATGAAGAAGAGACTCCTTAGGAAGGAGATTCTCATCCATCTGGCGGCCTAGCTTGCGATATATGGCCATCGTGATGTCCTTGCGGATCATCAGGATGCTCTTCGGCATCGCCCAGTTGTCGATTTTCAGTTTATTTGTTGTCAGACTGCCGACTGTCTTAATCTTGAAGTCCTGGTCTTTTTTCAGTTCGCCCATCTGCACTGCAGCATTGACGATATTCCAGAAGCCAGCCACCTCGTCGGTAGTATTACACATCGAGTTCTGCGTTTTGATGCCCTTGACAACTACCTCGATGAGTTCAGAATAGCTGAAGGGAAATTCGATGTAGTCACGAATTGCCAGGTAAGCAGCTACCGGAACCTTCCAGTTAGTCATGATTCGGTCTAGGATGCTCTCGCTCTCCAGTCTCTTCTCTAGGTCATCTGAAGCCTGCTTCCAGGCTTTGCCGAAGCAAGCTTGGAATTGCTCACGATGCTTAAGCAGCTGAAGGGTGATGTGCGTAGCGCCTATCTGTCGATAGCGCTCTAGCTCCTCAAAATTCATCTTCTCCTCTCGAGTATGCTCGCCCTTGTCGAATGTCAGATAGATAAGGCGGGAGAAGAGTGCGATGTCTGCAGTCGGCATCTCCTGACCAGTTAAGATAATGCCGGAATCAACCTTCGCCTGCACTAGCTTTTTGTCCTTATCCATATTCATCTTAGTTCGACCAATACCATTCCACAAGTCCTTCAGCCACTCTACCTTGTTCTGGGTGATGGAGTTCTTGTACTCATCGATATGCACCAGGGCGTCGCTTACACCTCCGACATAATCTGAGAGTGCCGGCATAGATGCATTGGTGATGGATAGTTCGTTTCATATTTATAGAAAAAATTCATCAGAGTAGCAGCAAACTCTGTCTTGCCGCATCCCTTTGGACCGAATGCATTGAGGAGAGGGAAGGAACGGCTCTTGCTGATGACAATGTCTCTGAACAGAGTGGCTATGTAGAAGCATAGACCTACCATGGCATTCTCACCGAAGACCTGCACCACTTTTGCAAAGAATTCAGCTTGTGAAGTTGGATGCTCCACCAGCTTCTCATGACGAAACTTCTTCTCAGAAACGTATAATTCTCGGCTGTCCTTATTGAGCTTGCTCATAGCTGGCAGGTAAAACTTTCCTGCCGATAATCTGAGGATACCCATATCATCGATGGGCTGCCAGGTACCATCTTCGATGGCGCCATTGCAGAAGGCATAGAAGCCTTCACGCTGCCAGCCTAGCTGCTTGATTGGGTCTGCAGTCTCGGTCACTCTACCGAGATAGCCTAGAAGCTTGATAAGCTGCTCATCTCTTGCCATCCAGATATAATCACCAATACCGAACAGGCGCTTGCGAAGTGAGCTGCTGGATGTGATCTCATCCATATTTAGCTCGATGAGCCTTGATGGTTCCTCACTGTTATTCTTTATCTCGAAGAGTCTGACCGGATTGAAATCATCTCGAATGTGGAATAGAGGTTTCATCTTGAAGTTCGACCACTGGATTTCATCACCCTCTTTATTGGTACCCCAATAGCAATTATCGTGTTCCGTGAAACCGAATTCACGGAGCATCTTGATGTCTCCCTTGCGCTCTCGCTCCTGCTTCTCGCTCAGTTCTGCCTCCTTGGCTCTCTTGAGCGTATCCTTCCACTCTCTTGAGTGCTTGTAGTTAGAGATGAGACTTGTCAGATAGCTGCTTCTGAGGTCTTCATCCTTGATCAGCATCAGGAGGCCGCAGATGTCTGCGATTGCTTGCAATCTATCCTCGGTCGTATATGACTCGATATCCTCGACAGAAGGCCAATATCTACGCCTGCAGTACCAAAAGATGAATTCCTCTTCCTTCATCTGCATGAAATGACCTTTATCGACTATCCAGGAGTCCGGATCCTCTTTTTTGGGTGCTGGATAATCAACCGGAATCTCACGCACATTGACTGTGAAGCCTACCTGCAGCGCTGCCCGGCCATTGGCGAAGACGTTAGCGGTACCTGCCGGGAATTCATTACCTGGTTTCAGTGTATCTGCGTCTGGAATGAAAGTCACCTTGCGGCTCACTCGATAGAGCTGCTTCAGCTGATTCTCAGTCCAGGAACCACCCAGTGATGCTACTGTATTGAGGATGCCTATCGACTGCAGCTTGACTACATCAGGCGCTCCCTCTACCAGGTAAAACTTATCCTTCAGTCTCGCCTCCTTCTGCGCGAAGTTGATGCCAAAAACAGAAGTATCCTTGTGATAAACAGGAGAGTTTTTTAGGTTGAGATACTTGCAGATGTCAGAGTTGTCTGATAGCGTTCGAGCTGTGAAACCGATGACTCTACTCATTTTGTCATAGATAGGTATTGTATATCGATCTCGAAGCATAGCAAACTTGCCTCGCTCGCCCATACCTATCAAACCTACCTGTTCTAACAGATCAAGATCAAGCTGCTTTTTCATTGCCCAGCTGATGAATCCTTCAGCTGGAGCATAGCCAATTCCAAATTCATCGATTGCATCGGCTCCCCATCTTTTGCGAACCACTTCCCTAGCCTTGTTAGCACCTGGATTGACTTTATGCATCTCCTCGACGAAGTAGCTTTGCGCATAGTCTAAAGCTATGCGCAAGGCTTCTTGCTCTTTCTGTCTCTCCTCGTCCTCCCGGCTAGGCTTATACTCGTCATCGATATCCTCATTGAGATATTTCTTGGCTAGTTCCTTGCACGCAATTGGGAATGGCAGGCCATTCTTCAGCTTGCGGTAGAGGCTTATGACATTGCCACCAGAGCGGCATTGTCCGAAGCATCTCCAAACGTTCATTCCTGTATCAACATAGAATGATGGTGTATTCTCGTTGTGGAATGGGCATGTTGCCCATGATCTGTTGCCTTTCTCCTTGACGAAGTTGATGCCTTCATCCTTGGCCACATCTTGAATAGGTACATCACTTATGATGCGATCTATAATTTCTTGTTTAATCATATCTGTATATTTTTTGCGTCTGCAAAATTACACTAGACTTTTGATTATTGAAAGTACTAGGATAATCTGCGCATTATCTTATCGATGTCTGCGTTGATGTAATAGCTTATTTGCCTCCTATAGCTCATACTACGCTCCATCATCAAATTTGTGAGGACGCCCTTATATTTGCCCCCCCCGCTTTGGCATTGCTGCCATAATCTCGCGGTCGGAATAGAATTTTATTCTCATTTTCGACCTCCTTTTTTGTTTCGATAGAAGGAGCATTTCTCCTTCTCCATAAACTGCTCGTAAGCTTCATTCTCTTTATGCTTCTCCCGGTATAGCTCACGATGTGAGATACCCCAGAAAGTGCATCGCACGCCATTCTTGCGTGAGCAAGAATTGTGACACTCCACTATAATTCTCTTGTTTGCCAT